ACCTGCTGAGATTGAATAACCTGATGATGAACCGGGTACGAATGTTGCTGTACTTGTTACAACTGTTGCAACTTTTGTTGTGCCATTGTACGCGGTGATCAAGCCCGCGTGAGAATTTCCCGTTCCTGATGTTATCTCGATTCGGTGGCCTACATAATATCCATCTGTTGCACTTGGCCCTGATGCTGCAAGAGTAATACTGTTTGCACTTCCGGCCTGACTGCTACCAGTCACCGCACTTCCTAAAGCCTGAACATTCATACCACAACTTCTTAAAAGCGCGTCGATCTTGGAGGCTGTCGCTGCTGTTCCACTACCTGCATATTCAATTTCCGCCGTTATAGCAACCCTTGTATTTGCTAATAGTTGGTCAGAGTTTCCCAAGTAACTTCTAATTACATCTCTAGAAATTGTTTCTGATTCGATTGGGGTGACATCAATAGAACGACATAAAACCGCATCTGTTCCAGCGGGAGCGCTCGAAGTTCCATAGGTGCTTTCAATCTTCACGGCTAATAAGCGTGATCTACTCAGCAATGCCATTTGTTAAAACCTCAAACGCTCAAATTAATGTTGCTTCTATATTAATACTATTTGCTACGTCTACATATTAATTATGCAGAAAGATCGGTTTGACTTGTTCTATATCTGATTTCATACGTTGAACTAATCGCGCCTAATGCTTGGTCAGCATCAATAAGCTCAAAATCTACGCTTTGAATTTGTATATCAATAGCGTTCCCATTGAGCGTTAAATCTGACGTTAAATTTGAATGTAATGATTCAATTGTTGGATCAGCGGCTTCATAGGGTGTTGTGCTTGCGCTGCCATTAACTAAACAAACGATTCTTACTTGTAGCGTCCATTCAATTTTAGGAAGCGTTGAGGCGTGACTAGCATTATCAGAAAGAGGCTCAATAACAAGAGCTGGAAGTTGTGACCTATTCGTTAACGGCGTGACGCGCTCTCTGTAGATCCTCGTTGAGACCCCCGTTGTCCCTGTTAAGGCTGTTTTGATTTGATCTAATATGTTTTCCCTAATCGTTGTCATCAGACTTTAGATAATGAAATTTCACAAGTAAGGTTATCCAAATCCGCTTGATTATCTCTCACAACATAATTAACAGAATTAACGGCGATAGCATCACCAGCAACTAAAGAACCAAAATCAGAAACTTTTGCAACTGCGACAAAATCTGTGAATATCACTTGCCCATCAAATGCAATCGATGAGGGTTGATTAAGGATTACAGAACCAGTTGTTCCCCCTGCTGTAGCACTAACAGCAAAGTCGCTAAAAAATCCTGTTAGGTCGTCACTCAGCGCCATCTTTTACTTCTTCTAAAATTGACTTAACTTTTTTAGCCTTTGGTTTTGCAGTTGGAGGGCATGCGGGGGCTGCCTCATCCTCTGTTGTTGCTTCTCTTGCCTTTCCCATTGCAATTAATGTAGAAGCATCTTTGTCACTAACGTCATAAACCGAGCCAGCTTCTAAAGCTTGACCGCTAGCAATCACACCGCGAGTAGTAAAGATTTTCATTGTGATAAAAAAAGAAGGGGGCCATTTAGACCCCCCAGTTAAAGAAGTTATTAAGTAGTTACGTCTAGGCAAGCCGCGAAGCTTTCAGCGTGTCTTACTGCTACGTCGTAAGAAATAATTCCACGAACAGATGTAAGAGCCTTGCTGAAGTCGTCACTATCTTCACCTACAGTTATTTCAAGACCGTTTCCGTAGAAACCAACTGTTGCTTGACTGAAGTCACCTATTAGAACAGCAGAACAAACGCTTGAGCTAGAACCCTTAGTTAGGTTGCTAGGTACTTGATTAGTAACAGCTAAAGGATAACCATTAACAGCACCCGGAGTTGGGCCGCGTCCAATGCCGCTTATGTCTGTGTTGAACAAGAATGAACCGTCACCAGATGCAGAACCACCCGCACGAAGTTTCTTAAGCTCAGCTAATACTTTCGCATTAGTTACATAAGCCATTGAATCTGAAACGTTGCCGTTATCGATCAAGACTTGCTCTTCTAGATCGACAAGAGTTTCGATTGTGATTGCACCGCCGTTTGTGCCGATAGCAACAGAACCGATACCACTTGTATTTAGGATTCCTGTTGGTTGACCTGACGAACCAGAACCGTTAAGGATGCCAAGATCAACAGCAGTATTTAAACCATCTGTTAAATCTGTTCTAATTAGCTCTTCAATTCCGGGTGTTGCTTGTAAAAGAGTCTGTCTAGAAAATTTAGAAAGGGCGGCTAGCGACTTTGGCGATAAAGTCACTTGATCAAATGTACTCTCGGCCTGAGTTATAGCCGTGGTTTCAGTTGATAAGTAGTAAGTAGATGCAACACCGCTACGACGAGGAATTGCAACGTCACCAACTAAACCGGGAAGTGCCTTAACACCTAGAGACATCATGACGCTTGAATTTCTTAAAGCTTCGATGAAGTCATCAGCCATAAGGTCAGTCGCTACAAGGTTACCGCCTGTAGTCGCTCCTGATGTAACGTAAGTTGCCCTTTTTGTTAAAGCAGTGTAAGGAACTAAGAAAGATCTTTCAGTTGTCTTTTTAATACCTGAACGCTCTACCTCTTGTGAAAGCTCGCGAACATAACCAGCCTCCTTAGATGACCAATCACCTGTTAAAGCTGCACGAATACCAGTTGTTAACTTGTAATCAATATTTTTCTCTTGGGTCATATCAACCTGAGAAACAGTTTCAACAGGCTTTGCACCGATGCGCTCTAATACGGCGGCTCTTGCTTCGTCAATTGAAGCTCCGCTTTCTACTAATGATGTTGCTAAATCTTCGCAACCATGTTGCGCGCCTAATGCGCTGATGTTTGTGATTCTGGAACGCTCTTCTTGTTGAGCCTTCTTGCGCTCTTCTGAACGCACCACGCTTAAATCTGGGGTGTCAGTCATTTTTTGAGTTTGTTTAGTTTGTGATGCGACAGGAGCCGCTGCAACGTCGTCATTAATACGCTGTGCTTGCATATTAGATGATTCTTGCTTATTAGACATAGTAACTTCTTTTTTATTCTCTTCTTTTACTTCTTTTGCTCTTCCTACTCCAACAGAAAAATCAGCCGGAACACTAACTAATGAAATCTCCGCAGGCTGGAATTTTGTAACACGATAACTATCTTTATCAATCTCTTCTGTTTCATCTACGGAATAACCAAACGATACATTTCGATAAATCTTGTCATTAACCATCTCTAAAGTTTCTTTTCCTAAAGCGTTATTTGCAAAACGTACTTGTGCCCTTCCTTGCTTCTTTTCTGCGTCAAGCCATGCCCTCTCCACTACCCCAATAACTTTTGAAGTGTCATGGTTCAGGAGTAACGGGGCCGATGAATTTAACCTAGAGAAATCAATAGAATCCTCTCTACTGTGATCAAGAATTTCATTACCTAAGTAACCACGATTTACAGGCTCTTCACTACTAAACGGGAACTCAATAGTTCTTTCAGTTTCACCAACAGTAAAATCAGCAACTTGTGAACGCCTTTGAATTTGATTTTCTAAATCACGTTTCTTTTCCATTAGTTTCGTTTTGATTTTCATCTATAATAGTCTGCTTTGCTGACGTAGTAACACCTGAAGAAAGATCAGTATCAAAAACTAAATTTAATTGCTTCGCTTTTTCTACCTCATCGGCTCTTTGTGGGAGAAGTGATTCATAATCACCGCCTTGTTCTAAGACGATTTGTGAAACTGTTTTAAATCCTGCCTTCACTGCTTCTTTTGCTGCTGCTATCTCTTTTTGTGGGTCTACCCATTCCCAACCTCTAGGGACAAAGCGAACACGTCTATACCTATCAGGATCACTCTCATAATTAGGTAAATTTAAATTCCCACTTAATACCGCCATTTCTAACCACGCTTCAAACACTCTTGTATGGAAGTTATCTATTAAATAGTTTTGAATTGATCGATATTGTGAACGATCCTCTAACAAGGAAAGACGGCTAGAAGAATAATTAGTTTTTGAAAAGTCGCGGGAAACTGACTCATAACTTACCCCTACGCCAGCGGCACAAGAACGCAGCATTGCAGCCATAAATTCGGGGAACTCCCCATTCGGTGAATCAAAATCAGGTACGGAAATTTGTTGACCTTGATCTAAATATTTAAATACACCCGGTTCAAATTGTGTGACTCTTTCTTCTTCGTAAACTTCTCCGCCTGCGTCTAGTTCACCCTCTGGACTTGTAATGAATCCCATTAACGAACTTGCCGCCCTTGCTCTTATAACGCTTGCCTCTTGAAATCCGTTTAAGTCATGTAAAGCTTTTAAGCAACTTGCCATCGCTGGAACACCGCGACTTTGTGACGGTCTTTCTTGTTGAAATAGATGAATAATTTCATCAGCGGGAATAATTAAATGTCTTTTCTCTCCAGTTCTCGCAGGAAATAAAGTATCGCCGGGATGTTTTGTTAAAAAGCAATAATTAACAGGTCGGTTAAAATCATCAACCTCTATCCCCATCCTGTAAATATTTCCATTACTACTCTTACCCGTGTAATCAGTATCTAATAAATCGGCCTCCATTACCTGCAATGAAAACGGTATAGATGAACGCCCGAAAGGTTTACGAATGATTCTTATAAATACCTCTCCATCAACAACAAGAGAATTAACTATTAGCTTTTGCATCTCTACCCAACTAAGCCGCCCTGCTACGTCGCATGAATCCGCACGGCCCCAACGCTTAAATCTAGTTTCAACAACATCATTCAATTTTTGATCTAGTTTTTTACCTCTTTGCTGTTTAATTTGAGACTGGATTTTGAACCCAACAGGACCAACGACATTTGAGACAATAGACCGTATGGCTTGCCGTCCGTAGGGGTTATCTCTGCAAACTTGGCGTGATCTTTGCCTTAGTTGTTTAAGGCTTCCTTTTATCTCAGCGTCAGCCGATGAATTACCAGCAATCCAATTAGAAGTTAAACGAGACGTTTGCGCCCCTGCATACATACGCCGCCCTTTTTTAGGTAGTGGCTTAACTTCTTGCTCAGGAGTTGACTTTAAAACGTCAGAAAGTGGGAGTCCTAAAAATGCCATGACTAGAAACGAACAAAGAGGTTATGTGGATTGCCCAAACCATTAGCAATCATGT